CTGTGGTTCTTATCGCTCGCGATCCCGAATCCCTTGGCGATGTCGTTGAGCTGCTCGGGTAGAGACTCAGAGAGCCCCTTCGCTAGGATCGAGTTTGCTTCTTTCGACTGTTCTGCAAATTCCCTGGCGTGCTCTGCCGCGCTATCGAGTCCTGTGGCGAGCTCGCCACGTGCAATAGCTGCGGTCTTTTCGAGTTCCGCGCGGAACTTCTCTGCCTGTTTGATCGTCTTCTCGATATCAGGGATATCGACGCCGATCTTGAGCATGTCAGCCATTGCGTTTTCTCTTCAGTTCCGCATCGCGTCGTTCGTCGTCGTCGCGCTCTCTCTCGCTAAGACCTGCGTCGATTTGATCGATTGCTGCTGCCAGTATGCACGGCTGGTCTTCCAGGTTCCCAAGCTGCCCTTTGTCTCGCCAGCGCCGCGCTCTGGCTGCCTCGTGTGCACAGGGGAGCGATGCATACCAATGCGGACACGTTTTCAAACCAGAAATGCCGGTAAGGGCTGCCACCGCGCGCAAGCGATCCTCTGCGAGATCGGGGGGAGACTCTGGTTCTGTCGTTTTTGCGCCCGGGCAATTCCAGTATTCCTGCGCGAGCTGTGCCATCTCCAGACGAACTCGCTGTGCATCAGGATCGATCTCGGGAGATCGAAGAGCAACGCGCGCCTGCTCGCACCCGCAAGGCTCGCGCATCGCTTCTTTTAGGCCGTCACTCCCAATCCAGCCACCGAGGCGAAAGGGCCGCGCTTGCTCTCCGGCAAGTTTGCAAGATCGATCGCCACGAAGCCGATTTCGACGAGCGCTCTGTAGCCGACTTTTCCGCGAAGAAGTTCGAGCCAGGCATCGGAAGCGATCTTCTGGGAGTAAGCTCCCTTCTCTACCTTGTCGGGCTGGAGCACGTCACCGTTCGGCATTTCGACACGATGAACCGCAGCAATCAGCGCATTGATTGCTTTCAGCTCGCCACGAGCAGACCCAATCACGTCAGACAGATATCCGACCGTGAGAGGACCCACGAGAAACACGGTCGGGCGATGCCCCTGTTTGATTCGCACCATTGATGGGTCGTGCGTGCGTGCGTATTCGGGGAGCGACATTGCTTCCGCATCAATCGCTTCGTCTTCGATCGAGCAAACCGGAACTGGCTTTAACGGGTCCATCGATGATTCCTCTGCGATCAGCCGACCGCGAAAAGGCCCGGCACTGCAAGCAGTCCCGAGGCGCTTGTGTCAATCCGAGAGGAGAGCGAAATGTCGTAGAGTCGGCGTCCGCCGCTCTCTATGGGCTGTGGCGCTGTGTCGATCTTGCACTTCGGCACGTACCACGCGATGTGCTGACGCGAGGTACCGCTGTTTCCGTCGGGCACCGCGAGCAGCAGTTGGAGCGCTGTTTTCCCTGTGTACCAAGTGATAAACTGCGCATCCATCTTACACTTGAGGTTAATCTTCGCGAAGCTGCGACCGCTCGAACGAATGACGCCACCAGCACCTTCGTTCGCTCCGCCCGCATCAGGAGTGAAGTCGAGCCCGAGGTCGTATTCGATGCTGATCTCTTCGAAGGGCACGTGCGTCGCTGTTGCTGTTGCTGTTGCCTGCAAGAGCAGCTTAGCGTTGTTCATGAGCCCGATCGGCGAGCCCATCGAGTCGCTAGACACCGTGGCCGTGATCGACAGTGCGCCGCGCGTCCATGTTTTGCCGCGCGCGCGCACGCTGATCGTGAGCAGTCCGCCCGACGTGATCTTGAATGCGATGCCGCCGATGCCTCCGAGCAATTGGTACTGTTCGTTGCCCGAATCGGCGAGCGCTACCTGGAACGCGCATGAACTCGGTGACCCGACCGAATCTGTCGGGTACAGATTGACCATCTGCGAGACCTGAGCCCCTGCGCTCGGTGTGGTGCTCAACCCTGGGTTGAGTGTGAGCGCGTTCGATCCTGGCTTCGCAGTGCACCGCACAACCTCGTTGCCGTTTGCGGTTGGAATCATCAGCAATTCGCCAACAGTGATATTGGCGTCACTGACGACGTTGACGCTCGTTGCTGTGCCTGGAGATCCGGTGGTTGTCGCTCCGACGCTCGCGCCATCCGCTGGCGATTGACCGCCAAACCAAGCAGCAAGCATTTTGAGAAACTGCGGGGTGGTCAGTGTGCCGGTGTAAAGACGCGACGAAAGCGACTTAACGTACGCCTCTAATTCGAGTTCCCAGCTCTTGAGGCCAGACACCATGTCTTGTGCGTCGAAGAGCTTCGGCGATTCCGAATCGTTCGGAACTTCCCCGCCCATCAGCTTCACTTTCGCCGTCTTCGAGACCGGGATGATCCGACTGAATGACGGTGCGGTGTTGAACGAGGACTCGACACCGCAGTTCGTGATCGAGCATTCAACTCGTGCGTTCTCTTGTGCCATTGCTACTTCCGTCTTGCGACCCAGCGCGCACGCGCGAGATCGCCGTAAAGGGCCTTGGTTGCCTGCGTGATGGGGGCGGTGCCGTACTTGCGGCGCTTGTGCTCTGCGTACTTGTCCGAGAGCTTCTTGAAGTGTCCCTGCCCGCCCTCGCGCGACTGCAGGAGCACGTGTGCGCGTGCGCCTTTCGCGAACGCGTCGAGAATCGCTGCGAGTGTAGGAACACGTTGCGCCTGCAGTTCCGTGCGCAACGCAGCATTCGCAAAGCGCACCATCGTCTGCTGCAGCGCGGTTGTTGCTTCGAGCAGATTGCGTCCGCTCTTCGCGAGGGCCGTGAGCTTCGTGCGGCTCGGTGCGCTCACTTCGGGAACGACTTCGACGCCACGAGCAACGCTCTCTAGCAGCTTGATGAGTCCGTCGAGCTGCGGTGTGTGGAGTGTGGTTGTCACGGATTGAGGGAGGAGCCGCGTGGAGTGCTGAGTGTGATTTCGTAGGTCGTTACTGAGAGAGCGCGTCCTTCGCCAAGGTCTTCGAGCGTGCTCTCGCCTTGCCTGCGCACCGCGACGACCGACGTGCCGTTGCTCAGTGTGCCGCTCGTTAGGTCATGCCAGCAGAGAGCTTGCTTGATGCGACGAGCATCTCCGCCCGCGCGCCGACGCCAGTTTACCGCTACGGTACTTGCTGATTCCGAGCCTCTCGTGTTGATCAGTCCCGAAAGCGCACTGCCGTATAGATAGCCGACAAGAATCGTGCAGCGCTCCGTCGTGAGTGCGTGCGGGTCCATTTCGTTCGAGGTTTCGGGCTCGTCTTTCGCGCCGTCCCACTGGATGCACACAGCGGTATCGAAGTCTCCTCCGGGGTACTGCGGATCGCGCAGACTGGCATCGCTCGATGGTCTGCGGAATTGTCCCGCAGCAATCGAGCGCTCCTGCGCGGTGGTACCAAGAGAACCGTCTGCACCGCGACCTTCGCAGAGCACCGCATGGATGCGGTCGAACACGTCGTCGAGATATTGAGCCATCAGCGCACCACCCGCACTGAGCCACGATCACGCAGCGCTGCGAGCCATCGGCCTGTGAGCACACCGATGGGGCGAGCACCCTTGCCTGCTTTGGCTTTGTGTTGTGCGTACGCGCGCGTGAGCGGCTGCAACATCACGTCGTCGCCGCCTTGCTCCACACGCTCCACGATCGCGTCATGCAAGAACGCTTGCGCGTCTTGCGTAGCCTCGTCGATCGAGGGGATGGAGCCACGCGCACGCCAGAGTTGTTGCAAGTGCTGCGAAAGCTTCTGGCGAAGCTGCGCTGTCCATGCGTCGAAGTCGCGTCCTTCACGAACGCGAACCGCGAGCAGTTGTTGATTGCTCAATCCTGAGTAGTGCGAGCCGGGGATGCGCACGTCGATCGATCGAATGGATCGTGTGAACTGCGACGCAAACGCAGTGATGGAGCGCGCCGTGACTGGAGCGGGAGGAGGGCGAGAGGGAGAACGTTGTGCCTCGAACTCGCCACGCATCTGCGAGAGCAGCGCTTCGAGTTGCGCGAAGTCGTCCATCACTCCTGCGTGCTCCTGCGTACCTTGAGCGTGATGCGGAAGGGCTTCGAGCTGTCCGCGTCGAAGATCTCGTAGGCGACACCACCGATGAGCAAATCCACGCGCTTGTTGCTCGCGCCTGCTGGTGCAAGCTCTGCGAGCGTGTATCCGCCCGTTGTGTGATCGGGGGTGATCGGTCCCACTTCGAGTTCATCCGCGAGCAGTTTGCCGTTGCTCGCGTCGAGGGTTCCGCCACCGAAAAAGCTGCCGTCTCCTTCGGAGATGCGGCGCACCTTCGGGCGAGGGGAGAGCGTGGTGCTGCTCGTCGAGGAGAGCGTTGTGCCGTTGGCGTTGACCGCTCCCGAGTACGTTCGCACGCGCACAACCACATCGACGTCGTACACGCCGAACGTATCGCCCAGCGTGCGCAGCGTGTTCGCAAGCGGGAGTAGGTCGTCGCGCAACGTCATCGTTTATCCGAGAGGAATCACGCCGCCCGTGCTGCCCGCCTCTTCGAACACATCGAACGCACGCTTGACGCCAAGGAGCGCTTCGAGGCGCGAGACGAGGCTGCGTCCATGTGCGCGGTACATCTCCAGCAGATCGCCGTCGCGCAACTCGATCTCGTCCACCTTCTTCGCTTCGAGAGTGCCGTTCGTCGCGAGTGTGTTCATGCGGCTCGACAGGTTGTCGAGTGCAGTGAGCACCGCTCCTACGGCTGTTTCCTCGGTAGCGGAGAGATCGAGCAGCTTGCTTTCGAGCGTGCTGTTGAAATCGACGCCGCGCTCGTAGCCGAGCCACATGCGCGCGCTTGTCTTCTGTGTCTCGGTGAGTGCCATCAGCTCTTCACGACGCGCAGCCCCGGTGGGGGTGTGATGATTTTGCTCTGCTGTGATCCGCGAAACGCTTCGAGCGCCTTGCTCGCGCCGGTCTTGAGCGACTCCAGCGCGGGAGGCAAGGGTGAGCCGTCCGTGGTGCAGAGCGTGGAAAGTTGAAGGAGCAAGTAGTCAGCGATCAGTGCCGCTGCTTCGTGGCCAAGCGCCGCGAAAACCCACTCAGCGTGCACCTGTGCGATGTTGCGCAGGTTCACGATTTACGCCCACGCGGCGCTCCTTGAGCCGCGAGTTGCGCAGAAACGTCGTCTTCTTCGCTGTCTCCTTCATCCTCGTCTGCATCGTGCGTTCGAGGGCCCGAAGACACGCCTGGCATCAACGCTGACTTCGGCGGCGCTTTTGCCTCGACGACCTTGCCCTTGCCGACATCTTCCACCTTCACCAGGGGGAGCTTCTTTGCAGGAATAACGTAGTCGTCTTTCGCATCGAGGCGCACGCACTCGTCGGGCTTCACTTCGAAGAAGCGCTTGCCCACGTTGAAATTCAGTTCCTTGCCTGTCGTGTTCTTCCAGAGAGACATGCGAAATCCTTCTCAGGCGTCGAGCAACCTGATCGAGGGCGCGGCGCTTGTTGGAGCGCTCGCAAGGTGGTTGTTGAAGTCGGTCTTGATCTCGTTGAGCAGCGTGTTGAGTGACGACTGATCGCTCGCGTCGCTGCTTGTGACCTGATTTCCCGGGTCATCGTTCGAGTGCACGCCGCTCTGTGAGCGATGCGCGTTGTACGCGGTCTTGAGGGCGTTGGCGCGCGTCTGTGCTGCAGCCAGAGCTGTGACCTCGCTCGTTGCCACGGTGTTCGTTGCATCTGCCACGAGGTGTGCGAGTCCATCGCCCACTTCCGACGAGGCGAGGTGCAGCGCGTATTTCGCGCACAACTCGTTCAAGAGCGTGAGCGATGTGGCCAGATCGGAAGCGTTCGCACTGGTGATCGTGCGCGCTGTTTCTGCCGCGTCGAGGTGAGCATGCACGCCGCCTGGAGTCACGATCATCCAATCGACCGTGCTGGTGTCCGTGCCGCTCGAAGAGCTGATCACGAACGAGCCGCTGCCCACACCCGCCGTGCGGTTTGCGCTCGGTGCTGCAAGGTGGCCAGCTGTACCACCAGAGGTGCGGCGCGAAACGATGATCTGCGAGTTCGCGTTGAGCGAAACGCTCGACACGGTGACGGTACCGCCCACGAGGGTGGTGGTACCGACCTGCACGTGAGGCATCGCAGCAATCTGCTTCTTGAGCTTGTTTGCTGCATCGCGCAGGGCATCCGCAGTGAGCGGTACCTTTCGAAGCGAGGTACCCATCAGCTCACACCGTTGACGTTGTGGCGGACGCCGCAGGCGGACGGCTTTTCGACCATCAACTGCATCTGCACTTCGCAGGTGACCTTGCGAGCGGCGCCGGTGCGGGCGAGGGGATACACGTTCAGACCCAGCGGCATCGGGCCCATGTTGTCCTGCAGAGAGGCCATGATCATGTCGTCGGTCACGACCTCCGACTCGCTTGCGCCGGGCAGATACACCACCCGCACGTAGTTCGAGTTGAGGTAGTAGATCTTGTTCGCCGTGCAGTCCGGGTCGTTGATGAACGCACAACCCTCGATCATCACCACGCCCACGCTCGCGTCGAGCATCACCTGCCCACGTGCGGTGTTCACCACCGTTTGCTGGTACTGACGGTTGTTGTCGAAGAGCGAAGCGATCTTCAAGAAGACCGAGCTCGAACACATTGCGATGTCCGGCTTTTCACCGCAGGTGTCTTCGATGTCGTAGATGTCCTTGCGGAGCTGCGAGAGCGTTGGATCCGTGGCGCTGCCGGGATCGAACTCGGTCGCACGAAACGCAGTGACCGAGGAACGGTCGATCGTCGCGTACGTGTTGTTGTTGTCGATCGCCGTCGCGAGTCCCGCGATCGTGGTGCCGGTGCCTGCGCCTGAATACAGGACGCCGTTGATGGTGCGCGCGAGCTTGCGGCACGCGTTTTCGAACGAGCGTCCCATTGGGCGGAGCATGTCCGCGGGCGAAGCGCTCGTTCGCGCCGTCGCGAGTGCGAGGTTGGTGATCTTGAAATTGGAGCGGTAAAGGCCCCAGCTCAGCACCGCGTCATCGGGCGTGTCGATCCCGTAGTTCGAAACGTCAGCGCCGTCGGTGAAGTTCTCACCGATTGCGCCTGTGGTCTCGATGCCCCACGAGATGTTTTTACCCTCTCCCCGCTCGATCTGCAGCAAGCGCAGAAGGCGGGAAGAGCTGTTGAACGTGCGAACGATGCGCGGACGAAACGTCTGCGCGAGCACGTTCGTGACTGTCGAAAGATCGAAATCTGCCATGGTGAACTCCGTGTGCGGTCAGGCTCGCCACACACGCGGCGAGGCCCAGGGTTAGCGGTTGATGACATCGGCGGGAGCAATCCCGCGCGATTCCAGAGCGGCACCAGCTGCCGCGATAGAGGCTTCGAATGAGGCGTCTGGACGCTGCGCGATGTTGGTCGGCGCTACAGTCCGTGCTTGCTGAGCCTTCGGAGCAGCAACGGGTGGAGGCAGAAACTCCTTGGCGTCGTCACTCTGCACCCAGTCCGCAACGAACGCGCTGAGGTCATCGTGGGTGAGCTCTTCGGGCTTGCCGCCCTTGCTGCGCACGCGCTTCACAACGCCTTCAACGCGCCCGTCTTCGAGGTAGCGAACGGTGCCACTTGCTTCGAGGTCCGCGAGCACTGCGCGAGCTTTCGCGCCCTTGATGCCCTTGGCTTCGAGCTGCTCTTTGAGCGTCGCTCGCACTGCGTTCTGCCGTGCCTCACGCTCGATCTTCTGCGCCCGCGTTTCGCTCTCTTCGTTCTTGCGCTTCAGCTCCGCGAGCTGCTGCTCGAGGATCTTGAGGCGAGGGTCGGAGGACGCTTGCTGTTGCTGCGCTTGCTGTTGCTCGCCTTGCGCTTCTGGCTTTGCGTTCGCCTGGCTGAGTGCCTTTGCGATCGCTTGCTCAATCGTTGTGTTCACACTGCCCATCGCGCGCTTGAGTTGCGCGGTGACGGCAGAGTTCACGACCTGTGAGAGTTCTTCGCGTGTGAGCGTGAGTGTCTCGGGCTGTTCGCCTTCGGGCTGTGCTGCGGGCTTTGCGTTCGAGTCCATTGCTGCCTCCCTCGTGACGCTGAGGTGCGTGCGGCTGTGATTGCGTCAGCGCTCGCAGAGCCGTGCTGCGTGCGTGACGTGCGTCGCTATTGCGACGTGATGCTCGGAGTCTTCAGCTCTTCGGGAATCCCTGGAGCTTCGCCACTCAAGCCGAGCGCTCGGCGGACTTCTTCGCGGGTGACAACGCCGGTTTCGACGTGCCACTGAAAGAACTTTGCTGCGCCATCGATGCCCCCCCTGTCGTTGCAGCAGGAGCATCTGGCGTTGTGATGTCTGGCGTGTCTGTGTTCGCTTCGTCTTCGGGTGATGGAGCGATGGTGTTCGCTGCTTCGATCTCCGCCCGAATCTGTGCCTTCGTCTCTTCGTCAGCGTCTTCGATGGAGCCGAGCGCGATGCGCGTCTGCAGCACCTTGCGGAAGGTGGGCGATGGGATCTCGAGCAGCTTCGCGTTCACAGCAGCGTCGGTGAGCGCTGCAACGTCTTCGCCGTCGTAGTCGTCCATGCCGCAGACCTTCGGTGCTTGCTCTCCGCGTGCTTTCGCGATGAGCGCAACGGTCTTCTGCACGGCTTGCACAACGATCTTTGCGAGCGCGCGTGCAACGGTCGTTGTTGCTTCTGCGTCGGCTTGTTTGCTCTCGCCGCTTCGCCCGACCGCTGCTGCGTTGTTATCGACGCCTGCGGCCATCTGTTGCGAGACGCGGTAGACCTCATCCTTCAGCGTCGCGATGTAGTTCGCGATCGTGTCGAAGGGAGAACTCGGAGGTGCGGGCCATTCGAGCACATCATCGACGCCGAGCTGCATGTAGTAGCCGGCACCCATGACATCGGGGTGCTTCTTGCTCTTGGTCTTCAGCACCGCCATCGCATAGCAGGTGCGGTCGATCGCCCAGCTCAACGCGCACCGCTTGCGGAACACTTCGAGCTGCGCGTCTGCGAGCAAGTTCAACAGGTACAACTCGCTCGGGAGTTCGAGACACACGAGCGGAAGCGTGCCGAGAGGGTTGTACGGCGGCTCGATCTCCGCAGCTTCGAGCGCTTGCTGCGAGCCCTTGCGGTAGCGCGATTGCCAGCGACGTGCGGTGCCGTCTGCGTTCCACAGCGTCCATGTTTCCGTGACGGTGGGAGCTTCGTCGATCCACTCTTCGAGTTCTTCGCGCCGTGCGTACTCCACGACCCAGCGATACGAGCCGTCGTCGTTCTTGCCCCAATTCACGATGCTCGTCGTCGGCACGGCAACGAGTCGCGCTTCGCCGAGTCCGAGTGCTTCGAACTGCGCGCGCGAGTCTGGCGTTGTGTCGGGCTGCGGAAGTTCCACGCGCCACCACGAACTCTGTGACACGAGCGCGTCGACGAGCCTGCGCTTCGCGAAGCTCTGCAGCTCGCAGCCCAGACCATCGACGTTCTTGCTCCACGCGCTCCACCACTCGCTTGTGCCTTCGTCTTCGATCTCCAGCGCGTCACTCGCAACGAGCGAAGCGAACAGGTTCACGATCGGTGCGGTGTAGTTGATGTAGTGCGAGAGCTTCTTGCGGCGTTCCCACACGGCACCAGGTTCAACGTCGTGCTGCGGCAGGTACTCGCTCAGGTGTGAGCGAAACTGCGCACCACCCGCGAACAAGTCTGCGTGCAGTTGCAGCACGCGAGCGTTGAAGCTCGGGTGTGTGCGTTTGAGGAGTTCGAGCTTCATGCGATTGCGAGCAAGGGCTTGTCGCCGAGAGTTCGAGTCGGTACCGGTTCGCCCGCACCCTTGAGCGCGAGCGTGAGTGCGGTCCAGCGATCACCGTGGCCGCCAGCGTTCTTCGGTACGTCGTAGGAAACGTGTCCCTTGCCGTTCACTATGCGACGCACGCTCTTGGCTTCGTCTGCCAGGAGCTTGCCTTCCTTCGTCTGCGGGAGGCGCAAGCGGTTGTTCGCGAGGTAGCGATACGCGCGCGTTGCCAGGTCTTCTTTGACGAGCGGGGTGAATCGCACCGGAATCACTTCTTCTTCGCCGTACGCTTCAACGAGTTCTTCCGCAAGCTGCGTCCCGATGCCGGTTTCATCGACGTGGAGCGTGCTCCAGCCGAGGCGTTCGCGTGCAACGTCGATCGCATGCTTCTGCTCTGCGAAGCGCGTGCGCGAGAACGTCAGCACCGCGAGCACCCACACGATGCCACGACACACAGCGACGACGACGAGCACGGAGAGGTCATGCTTGCGGCCGACATCGAGGCCTGCGTGGATCGAGACTTCAGGGTCATCGAGCGAGGGCGGTTCGCTGCTCCAGGTGAGTGCACGATCGAGCCATGCACTCGGTAGATACTGCTGATCCGCATCGACGAACTCACAGCCGTACCACTGACGGTAGAGCCGGTCGTCGCCTGCGGTGAGCTGCCGAAGAACAGCACGATCGAGGGGTAGACCGTCGGCAATCGCATCGTCCGCAGAGACGCGATGCAGCGCCCATCCTTGCGGGGGATTGCTGCACCAGTCATGGAAAAGCCCCTGCGCACCATTCGGCGTCGAAAACACACGTACGCGCCAGCCTCCCCGGGTCGCGATCGGAAACGCGCCATCACGGATGCCTTCGGGGTCTTGGTGGTAGGCGAACTCGTCGAGCCATACGTCTCCCGTGAACGATCGTGCGGTGCGAGGATTTGCAGGAAGTGCAACGATGCGCCCGCCGTTGCTCCACGCGATCTCGGTTGCATTGTCGGTGACGAGCTTGTCTGCACCGGTGAATCCGAGCTTCGCGAGAAGTTGTGCGTGTGCACGAGCCTTCGCGAGCACTTCATCGCTGAGGTCTTGCGAAGCAGAGAGAACAATCTGCGGGCGGGCAAAGAGCAATCCGTTCGCTACGGCTCCTGCCGCTGTTGCATGCGAGAAACCGATCTGTCGCGATTTCACGCATACGGCGAACTTGCTGCGTTCAGCGATCCAGCGTTTCTGGAACCGGTAGAGCTTCGCTCCCCACGTTTGAAACGCTTGCGTCTGCTGCGGTGTCACCGCTCACGGTTCCTTCGGGCAGCGCGCCCACGTGTCCGAACGTTTTCTCAAAGAGCGCGTTCACTTCCACGGGCGTCGCAATCACCGTCACTTCGGGCGGCAGAAGCCCCTTCGCTTTCGCTTCGAGCACTTCTGTTTCGCGCTTGAGTTTCTTCTGTTCGAGTGGTGCGCGTTTGAGATCGAGCAAGCGCTGCACGCTCATCGACACCGAGCGCGTCACCGCATCGAGGTCTCGCGGTTCGAGCAGCCCCGAGTTCAGCAGCTCTACGGCCTTCTTCTGCGCCAGTCGAAGAGCCCGTCGTCCGTCGCGCAATCCACGATCGATCGCGCGGGTGTTGAGATCCGAGCGTTTCCGATTTCGCAGCCGCACTGCAATCGTGTCGGGATCACATCCGACAGCGCGTGCAGCTTCGGAGTAGTTGCCCGTTTGCTCGAACACCTCCGCCGCCTTGCGCAGCTGCTCCGGGGTAAGGGGGACTCCTCGCGGCATCAGCAGTGCTCGTCGCGAAAGCGCTCTTCGTCTTCGCGCACGCGGTCGATCTGCTCTTGCAGCAGAGCGAGCTTCTCTCGCGTGCTCTGCGGTCCTGCGTCGACCACAAGGCAGCAGTAGCCCTCGTGTCGAAGTACGCGAGCGCTCGGGTCGTGTGCGTCGGGATCACTCATCACGCGGCGCAGCTCGCAATCGCACGCGCTTCGATCGAGGCGGCAGCGAAAACACGGGCGCGCGATCTTGCTGCCGAGGCCACTCGCAGGGGCAGGCATCGATGGATCGTTTGCAGCGGGCACAGCGGGTCACGTGTTGGTTGCCGGACACGCAGTCGGTTGGGGGAAGAGCCCTCGGCTGCGTGCTCGGCGATTGCGGGACAGCGAGTTGAACGCCGCTCGTCGGGGTATGAGCCCGTCGATGTAGCCACTACGCCCGCATAGGGAATTAGGCCGCGATTCGCTCTCGCAACGCGTCGCAGCTCTC